GGCGCTTGAGTTCCTTGACACGCGCCATATTTCTGGTCTCACGGATGCGCTTCTCGTAATCGCGCACAATCTCCTCCACGACGCCGATGCACTGCTTCTGAATGGCAATATCATACTCGTTCATGCTTCCACCTTTGGCAGCTCATGTGTCACCCAACAGCGGCAGCGTGGATGGGCTGGCGGGTACTCACCGTCCGTAATCTCTTTGTTAGCACGCGGGCCGCATATCGGGCACACAATCTCATCCATGCGCGTGTTCCATATAGGCTGCATATTAATTCCCTGCTCTGCCAGCTCCCGCGCTAACTCCTGCTCGCCTTCGGACGCCGCCCGTGTGACTTCCGTCCTGGCTATCATCTCAGCCCGCACCGCGCCGAACATGGGCGCTAACTGCTCTCTAAGCCGCCCCTGCGTCCACTGCTCCTCAAAGAAGCGCGGTATCAGCTTTTGCAGCAGGCGTTGGCTGGTATCGGTCAGATGCGTCACCATGTCAAAGGTATATTTGCGCGCCCAATCTGCGGCGGCTTCGTTCACCAATCCCCACTCAACGCCCAGGAATGGGAAGTCATCCATCATCTTCTGCGCCTGCATCAGGAAGTTGGCAGCCATGAGCGGGGCAACGAATTGCAGCAGCTTCTGCTTGTGCTCAGCCCATACCTCAGGCGCAATATTGAGCATCCACTTGTCCAGCGCAGGCAGCAACTCCATGATGACCAGGCGCATGCGGTTGAACTCTCTACCCAGAACCTTCGCCAGCGCAGCCTCTTTATCGTCACGGTCAAGGATGTCAGCCACCCGCCACCTCCTCGCAGAACCTCAGTAACTTATAATCGTCATACTTGCGGGCAATCGCCTGCAAGCCAAAGGGCATCCCATTGGGTCCGGTGAACATGGGTATATTCACCACAGGCAGTCCCAGGAACGTCCATATCAGGCAGTTATCCGGTCTATCTTCAGTGTCCAATCCTTTGAGCGCCGTGCCTCCCGTGGATAAATCCAGCAGGATATCTATCTCGTTCTCACACATCCATGCGTCGAACTTCGCCGTCAGGTTAGCCTGCTCATCTAGCGCAATCTCGTATTCATCCAGGGTGATAGACTGCCCGCGCTCGATAATCTGGTACATCTTGTCGGATACCAGCGTCTTCTGCTTGTACTCTTCGCGGAAGTAATAGCTCAGCGTCTTGTCGTAGATGATAGAGTGCAAGCAGTGGATGTTGCCAAACATATCACCCATGGGCTTCCAGTCGTAGTATTCATGGTCGGCTGAGAACTGTATCAGCGCTTCACGGGCGTATATCTCTGCGTCCTTCCATTTGGGACCAAGTGCCATATACACCTTCTTCGCCTCCCCTTCTTGCAAATCGCTGTACGGGTAATCCAGTCCATGCACACGGATGGCATCGAACAACAGACGCAGGTCAGGCACGTTTCGGGCGAACATACCTACCGTGTCCAGTGTGTCGGTGGTCTTGAGCATGCCCGTCCTGGGTATCAGCCCGAAGGTGGGCTTGAAGCCGTACACGCCGCAGTAGGAAGCCGGGCGAATGGTGGAGCCTGCCGTCTGCGTGCCTATCGCCATCCTGACCATACCAGCCGCAACTGCTACCGCACTGCCTGTACTGGATGTGCCTGCCATGTATTCGGTATTGTGCGGGTTGCGAGTTGGTCCAGGCGTATGCACGGCGAACTCTGCCGTGACAGTCTTGCCCATAATGACCGCGCCAGCCATACGCAGGTTATACACCACACGCGCATCATTGCCTGGGGTGAAGTCCCTCCAGATTGGCGAGCCCATCTGTGTGGGCATGTCGTAAGTGTTGAAGATGTCCTTCACGCCCACAGGTATGCCGTGGAGCGAGCCCGGGCGTGCATTCTCCGCATTCTTGCGCGCCAGTTCGGCGTCGAAGTATGCCCAGGCGTGCAGTGACGGGTCAAGGCGCTCGATGGTGGCGATGCTATCCTCTATCGCGCTCATACGCCTCCACCGCCTCCCAGAACTTATCACCTCTTATCCCGTCAATCTCCAGCCCTTCACGGTGCTTGCGCATCACTTCGTAGAACTCATCCTCGGTCAGTCCAGAAATCTGAAGGTAATCGTCAAGTGCATCTGGTCTTTTTGTATCGTGATACTTTGCCAGTTCAAATCCTTGCTCACGCGTGAGTAAACCCGCTCGAACATCGGCGGATGCGTGATCAGTACCTCGCCCGAATCCGCGCTTGAGAAACTTAGTGTAATCATGTACCCCGGGCATACGACATTCAACAGATTTATATCGTTTATAAGTTCCTTCCACTCTATCCTCAATCCATCCATATTCATCCCTCACAAATTCCATCTGGCGCTCATCGTCCCAGAATATGTAGTCACCGAGGTGGATACCAGTGACACCCACCCGCTCAATGTCGTCCACGCTCGGTAGTCGGAATGGCGATAGCTCGCGCTCGGATATGTACTTGCATACCATCTGGTCAGGGTACACTTTGGCTGATACGCGGGTGAAATAGTCACGGTCGAACTTGATAACTGGGTCATAATGGGTTGCCCTCCCGCTCATCTCGGCGATGCTCTCGCCCCACACCAGCAATGGGACATTGAGCTTGACGGCTACCTGAAGCGGGAATGCGCCCACACCAGCATGGCAGTGCCAGCAGGCATCCCCAATCTTGAATAAGCTCTCACGCGCCAGGCGGTTCACGAGTGATCTATTAGGCGTGAACATGATGTGGTCGACGTTGAACTTCTCTAAAGCGTTCTCTAGGTTCTTCTTGCCGGTCTCTGAATACCAGTTGTGCGAGAATGTCACCGCTAACGCGCGCAAGCCGTACACGCGGGTGATGACGTGGAGTTGGAATGTCGAATCCTTGCCGCCTGAGATAGGCACGATGCAATCGTAATCGTTGCCCAGGGATGCGTAATACGTTAGCAATTCCTTAAGCTTCTGCTCACGCTCCACCCAGTTGATGTGTATCTTCTGCTCCTGGGACTGGCACGCCTGGCAGATGCCCATGTCATCAAACTTGATGCCTTCGTTCGATTCGGGCATGCAGCAGCGGGTACAGTAGCGCAGGTCAGGAAATAACGGATTGCCATTCATTTCTAACCATCCCGAATTCTATAACTGGCAAATACTTGCCATCCTTGAAAGCCGCATCACGGCGCACGCCCTCCTGCTTCATGCCCAACCATAAAGCAATAACCATCATGCCTATATTGGTTTCAAATGTTCCGCAGGTTACGCGGTGTAAATTCAGAGTGCCAAAACCGTGGTCAATCATTAATGCTGCTGCTTCCTTGCCGTAGCCCTTATTCCAGCATTCCTTATCCCCAATAACAATGGCAAACTCAGCACTACGATAGACTGGATGGATATTCTGTAATGCTACGTTGCCGATATGCTTATTACCAATATCCTGCAAGCAGATTGCTAGCACCAGTTGGCTTCTGTCCGCATTCACATTGCGGATATACTGGCGCGCTTCATCCCGACTGTACGGGTAGACGTGGTGCGAGTTGCCAGCGCAGACTTCCTCATCGTTGAACCACAAAGGATAATTCTCATTGGCATCTTCATCCACCAATGCCCTGAGATAGATACGCTCACCCAGCAGGAACGGGATCATTGGGCAGCCTTTCTGCTTCATGCTCACCCTCGATGTATTCCAGGCGGGTGATGCTTTCTAGCGAAATCGGCGCAAGCTTGAAGTCTTCATGGTTGATGATGTACGTCATGGCGTTCATGCCGCCCTCGGCGAGGTACATCTTGATAACTGCGCCGTCGGTCTCCTGCTGCACCTTGCGCATCTCGTCCTTGAGCAAGTTAGCCGCAGGCTCGTTGCCCTCATCCAGCATCTTCTTACACTGGTCAGCCAGGACGGTATACTTGCCGGTGAAATGGTTGTGCATGTTGCGCTGGCGGTCGAACTCAAGCGATAGCTGCCTGCGCAGCTCTTCGGGTACTTGTACGGGTATCATCTGTGCTCCTGTGTCTATTCCATATAGCGGCGCTGAAATCAATACGCTATTCTTGGGTATCACGATCTCGATGCCGCGCCCCATCGCAATGCCAGCCCAGAACGTAGCGCCGCTCTTCTGCATTGCCCACTCTGTCTTCTCGCGCAGCTCCACGCCATAGTATTCGATGCGCTCAAAGCCCTCGTAGATAGCGAGTGCGCTCATGTAGTCGATGCTTGAAACGAAATACGGCAAAATGCCTCGCTCTGGGAAGCGCTCCTTGTCCAGCCCAGCGATAACGGGCATGAACTCATCGATGATGGCTTCCAGCGGGTAGCGCCGTATCTCAGCGTGGTTGTCCTTGAAGAAGTCAAACGCCACTTCGATCTCGCGCAGCTTCATGCCCCACTTCTGCTTATCGATATCATCCATCGCCTCAACGTCCAGCGTCTTGATGTGGCGGTACTCATCCACGAAGTCCTGCTTGACCTTTGCCATGTAGATCGGGAATGGGTGCGGGCTTCTCAGCCAGTCCCAGTAATACTTGCCGCGGATGTTATCGGTGCGCTCGAAGGCGTACACCGCCTGCATCCACAACTCATGCATCTCGAAGGTGCGCGTCACCCTCTTCTCTTCCAGCCCGTAGTTGTAGAAGTTATTCAACGCCCACACTTCCTGAGCGTCGGATTGGTGGATGGCGTCGCGCGTCTGCGGCGCAAAGCCAAAAATAGCAACGGACTTCAAATGATTGTCCTTTCTATGGATACCCGATCCATGCGTCTGTGAATAATGCCCGCACCAATTCAGGCTTGTTGGTGGTGGACTCAAGCGCTCCTTCGATGGTGGCTCCGATGATGGGCGGTATGAACTCGCTGTCAAACGAGCAGGCGGGATCATAGCCGCGCTGGATACGCTTCAGCGCCTTGCGCTCCCACTTAGCCAGGTCATCTTCCATCAGCGACTTGTCTGGCGGGTTGCGCTGTGTGGATCCAGGCGGGGCAACCTGCGGCGGCGGGTTCTTGGCGCGCTCAATCTGCGCCTCAGCCTGCTTCTTTTTGAGGTCGTTCTCCATGTTCCAGCCTTCATCCAGGTCAACGAAGTCCACACCGTCAGGCAACTCCAGCCCTAACATCTCACCGGCTATGGATGGCTTGACGCCTGCGCTAACGTAGTTGCTAAACGACGCGCTGCGCTGCTCCTCGTCCTCCTGGAATATCGCCATCTCCTGCGGAGTGAATACCATGCGGTAGCCCAGCGGCTCCAATATCTGCTCGTTGAACACGCCGGAGATGAAGTCGCTTTCGGGGATAATCGTATCCTCGTAGAAGTTCATCTTGTCCTGCTGCGAGGTGGCGTAGTTGGCGGCGTTGGAGAATAGCATCGAGTGCGGCACGCCCAGGGCGGTGGAGATGTCCTCACGCTGCTCAGTGGTGAACTCTTTGTTGTCCAGGCTCTCCAGCCCTTCACCCACGGGCACGACCTCTACGGCGTCGGCATTGACAATCTCAGTCGCCCATGAGTTGCCGCGTATCCTGTCCCACCACGCTTTGAGCTTGGAGCGCTCAGCTTCCACCACGTTGCTCTTGGTGGTCAGCAGTGTCACCTTGATTGCACCGCGCTCGAAGAACATGGTGGCGAAGTTGCCCACCGCGGACAGCACGCCCGCAGCCTGGAGCGCAGCCAGGGCCGGCCAGTCGTGCGGCTCGCCAATCTCCACCGAGTCGTCGGGATACCAGAAGTATAAGACCTGCTCAATCTCCAGGCGCTCGATGCTTCCGGCAACTGTGCGCTCGAAATACTGCAAGCCTTCCCTGGTAATCTTCGGCTTGATGGAGGTAGCCACCATGTGGCGCACCCCCGTTGCTAACCCATTCCCGCCGATAGACCTGCGCTCGATGAACTGGTATTCTCTGCCGTTCAATGTAAGCCCCTGCTCAATCATACCCAGGGTGTTCTTCACGTTAGGCATGAAGCCCAGCTTGTTCTGGTAATCGCCGCTGTCGTCGACTACTTCCTTGCCGCTGTATATCTTGAACGGCATAGACTGGACGGCGTTCTTGCGCAGGTGCACGGCACGATTCAGCCAGGCGACGGTCTGAAAATACTTGCGCAGGTCGGGCGCGGAGTCTGGACCGCCAACGATAAACTCCCAGGCTTCTTCAGGCAGGTCGTTGATGTTAATCTTGACGTTGCCTATCTTGATAAACGGGTTATTGTTCATAACCCCTCCTATGCCGCTGGCGCATCAATGCCTATATTCTGCCCGCCCATTCTGAACCAGGCTATTCCCTCGCCGCTCACTGTGGCGTCCACGTACAACTCGCTCAAGCTCGTTACAGTCACGAGAATAGCATCCAGCGCCGATAACGGGTATCCGTTGGATGAGGTCACATCGCTGCCGCCGGTCGTGCCAACATAGATAACGCCTGTATTGGCAGGCAGCGCCTTGATGTAGAACGATCCCGCCCCGCTTACCCCCGCCGTGGTGCAGGGAACCGCCGTGCCTGCTGTGGAAACTGTCACCTGCCCTGATAACTGTATTACTGCCATCTTGTCCTCCTAATAAATCAACCATTGTCCGTTTGCTGCGCCATTGGCAATCACGATAGCATCACCCACATCGGGAGACCTGCCCAGGCGCTCTTTGATTGCTTCCTTGTCCTCAATCTTTATGCCCCGCGTGGTCATCGCCCAACGCGGTGCGCACAAGTCACCCAATAACTCAGGGTCATCGGGTAGCATGACCTGGCGAGCGTTATTGGGGTCAAGCGCCTCCCGCATCAACCAGTAATATTCAGCCCGCTTGTTGATAAAATGCAACAGCCCTGAGGCGTCCTTCATGTCAGACCCTTCTGCAAAGTTGACTGCAAAGACGCTCATCCCTGCCTCGATGCACAAGTCAAAAGCCGATGCCCCAATGCCAATCACGTCAATGGCTGCCTGCGCATCCTTGTTCCCTTGCATAGCGCCAGCAATTAACGTCCTGACCTCTTTGCCCGTGGGCGTGTTCCTGCCTGGATACTTCTCAGGCTTGCCGAACCAATCAGCGCGCTTCTTCACCAGCACCGTCTGGTCATCGCCCCCGCGTGCCACATCCACGCCCACTGTTAGCCTGCCATCGGGCGCTTTATTCTTCCAGCGTGCTTGCGCTGCCCTCACCCATGACCGTGGGATGACCTGATAAGCGTCATCCAGGATAGAAGCCATGAAGTCGCCTTTTAGCAGGGCAGACCGCAGAGGCTCAGGCAGCATGTTCAAGTTGCGACGGTAATCGTCGCCCAGGTATGGATTGTCTGCTAAACCAGCCGGGATGAAGGTGCGCGATAATCCATCAGGATCATCGGCGGTTGTCTCAACTTCTATGCCATCATCATTGCGCTTGTAATAGCGAAACTCTCCTGGCTTGGCAGGGTTCGGGTGTGTCTCATCTAGCCATGCTCCCCAACGCTTGATGATCCAATCTAGATATTCGCCTACGGGGTTAGCAGACGATACCATCCGTACACGCTGCTTTTTGATTACAGACCTGGCGCGGCTGAACATGAATAGATAACCATACTCGGTAAACTGCTCAAGCTGGTCAAAGCCAATAAAGTCATACGGCGCAGAGGCATAGTTGGCCTCATCGCCAGGTATCTGCGCCGTGCCAATGCGCTCCATGTGCCCGAACTCAATGCGCCGCCCATCAATCAACCAAACGTGTTTGGTGGAGTTGTATGCTTTGCGATCGCCAAAGAACTCTAGGCTGCGGCTGATCAGGCTGCGTTCCAGGTCGGGAAACGAACGGCGGAGCAGCAAGCTCCTTTTGTGATTAGTGCGGGATACACCCAAAATCAAATCTGACTTTCCACCACCAGCCGAACCGCCGTACAGTATCTCGAAGGCTTCTGATACGTAAGCATTACACTGTGGCTTATTCTCTGGATGAGGACGCCATACAGGCGGGGCATTCTTAGCAGCCCCAGCCCCGAAATGGAATTTGCCCGTGTTTATTTTAGGATACTCAATCGGCGCTAGCATTGGCGTTGTTCATTGCCTCAATCAAGCGAATAGCCTTGTCGGTCATTACGCCGTGAAGGACAGCTAAATCTGCCGCATTCTGTTTCAATAACCACCGTTCATCCTGGAAGGTCTTTGCTTGCACCTGTAAGGTTTCTAGATTGGTTTCCAGGTATCTTAAAAGTAATTCGCCGATTTCCTTTTTTTGTATTCCGTTAATGGGATAATCGCTGTTTTTCCAACGGCTTACCGTAGACTTGGGGATGTCATATTCTTTAGCTACCTTATTCACCGACTGCCCTTCCATAAGAGACGCCAATACAGAAGCGCGCTGCGCATCGTTATATTTAGCCATTATCAGCCTCGCATATCACCACTAGCGCAATCCCCTCCCGCTTGCATTCCATTAACATTGCCGCCTGCTGGATTGCACTCTCAGGCAGGTCAAGTGTTACCCGAATTCCACCGTCCGCAAGCGTCTGCACCTTGTTCACTTCAGCAGGAAACTCTATCTTCGGCTTGTCCATCATCGCTCCGTTACGATAACGCCCACAGCAACAACTCCGTAACGATTATAACATTAATCGTCAACAG